GCCAAGGAGCATAAAGTGGTCCATCATAGTCTTTCTTAACCAAAGGTGGAGTCTGGTTCCAAGGCAATGAAGTATGTGACATCAATGTTTTGGTTAGTGAACCTTGAAAGAAGTTTTTGAGAAACAACAACATCATAAGAACCAGGGACAATTTTCAAGTTTTCTTCCTTAAAGTTAAAGATAAACTCTGCATCAGTCTCACCAACAACAATTGAGAAGTCATTAGAGGTATCATTCTTCTTATCACGTGCAACCAGTTTGATTACACCTGCTTCACCAATGGCAGAAATATCAGGCAGTTGATAGATAGATGCTGCTTTCTTCAGTTTCTCAAGTTGCTGACTAGTAAGTTCAAAACAGATGTCCTCTGTAGGAAGAGAAATTTCTTTCTCAGGAGGTGCAACAATAACTGTAGGATCAGCAAAGAAATACTTAGAGCGCATCTTGCCTTCCCTAATCATCACAAAGTCATTACTCTTGAAATCAAGTTCAGGACTTGCATGAAGTGAGAGACCATTCAAGAACTGGTTCAGGTCATAGATACCAAAGTCTTTGGGGAAGGATTCTTCAACAGTTGCCTCAGCCAGAATGTTCTTCATCACTGAGATAGAACGCAGTTTGTTACCCTCTTTGAACAGAATAGACTGATTAATAGAAGAGAAGTTCTTGAGAAGATTGACAGTAGTTTCAGACAGTTTCATATTGTTAAGAGTTTTCATCACTGAGGGTAAGTTTCTTTTTGAGAATTTTTGTCATTGAAATGCATCAGAAGAACAGCATAATGCAGAATCTTCATGATGTCACGTCTAGCAGTGCCTTTCTTATCATAGCGAGAGGCATACTTGAGAATGTTGGATCTGCAGAATGCTTCACCATCACCACAAGCTTCAATAAGATCAAGAGTTTGAATCTTATCATCACCAGCAGAGTAATGCTGATTATAAGTTCTAATAATATAATCTTTTAGTTCATTGAGGATTTGTTCCTCATTGTATTTGTACATTGTATTTGTTTTAGCGCTAATTTTGTCTGTTCCACCAATCAATGTAATGTGGTCTTGACCCAAACCAATATAATCCATTTTCACTGTATCAGCAGCATTGATTCCAGATCCAGAGAAGTCAATAGTATCATCAGACATACCACCCAACAGATGATTGCCTACCATACTATGCCCATCTCCTCCCCAAAAATCATCATAGTCTTTAGTAGTTGCTGATTCAATAGTCATAGATTCATCTCCATAAAGTTCATCATGTAAAAGTGACCAGGCATTTATCATTAATTATATCAAGCAGTTTCTTCAGTGTCAATCATTTGAAAATCAGCATCAACTTTATCATAGAGTTCAATGAAAGATGCTTTGGTTTCATCATCAAAACGATTAATGCAAACCTGGATTGCTTTCTCTTTGTTGTTAAAGATACTATAAGCATTAATGATATGAACCAGGCGACGTGTGCTGATTACTTCCTCAATACCACCATCAAAGAAGGTCTTGCGAATAATGTCTGCCCAATCAACCAGGTGCTTACAGAAGGCACGATCTTCAATACCAAGATCAAGTGCAATACCTTCAAGGATCTTCTGCTCTGTTGCAGGAGCAGGATAAGACTGTTCAAAGGTTACTGGGAACCTTTCAAGGAATGCTTCATTGAGCACATTAGTTCCAATGAACCGTCCATCATCTGATCCCTTTCCTTTAGTATTGGCGGTTGCGAATACTTGGAAACCCTTTGTGGGCGCAATGTACTGGCCAGTTTTCTTGAGGAAAATCCCTTTTCCTTCAAGAATAGATTGAAGACAGAGGATTTTGTTTGAGGCGAGGTCAATCTCATCAAGGAGCAGGACTGCACCTCGTTGGAGTGCTTCAATGACTGGGCCATTGTGCCAGACGGTTTCACCATTAACAAGGCGGAAACCACCAATAAGGTCATCTTCATCAGTTTCAATTGTAATGTTAACACGAATCAGTTCCCTCTTGAGTTGAGCACAAGCTTGTTCAACACAGAGTGTTTTACCATTACCAGAAAGTCCTGTAATGAAGACAGGGTAGAAAAGATTGGACTTAACAATTTTTTTAACATCAGTGAAATTGCCAAACTGGACGAAGGTATCATCTTTCTGAGGGATAAGGTTTTGTTCAATAGCAGGAGCAGCAGCAGGTGCTTCATAAGACTGCTCAAGTTTCTCTTTGACAGTCAGGTTCCACTTACCACGACCAACTTTGTAATCATCAAGTTTCTTAGTAACAGTCTGATAGGTGGTGCCATTCATAGCACACCATGCACGAACATCAGCAGCAACTACTTCTTCACCATAAAGATTTGAGATGGAAGACAGGATGTATTCAGTGGAGAGTGCCATAGTGGTTTTGTTCAACAGGTTAATTATAAAGGATGGAGAGGGGTCCTGGACCCCTTTGTGGTCAGTGCTAGGACTGGTCAGCAGACCAGATCCATGAACTGGCTCAGAACTTTCTTATTTAGTGCCTTGGTCTTCAAATTCTTGACAAAGGCAGATTTGATCTTTGCTTTGGATGCACCTTCTTCAACTTCAAATTCTGCTTGATTGTTTAGTGCAGAGGTTTGCATTGCAAAGTAGGATGTGTATCCAGTGTTTTTGATGTCATAGAATTTATCTTTTTTGATTTTTTTGTTTATATCATCACTGATATATTCATACCTTCTGATGAAATCATTCATGCTCCTAGGACCACAAAGACGAATACCAATAAAATTAACATCTTTGTTCTCTTGCTTTAGGTTTTCCAAAAGGACTTGAGTAAATTTGTAATACTCATGCTTGAATTGATAAGTAAATCCAGTTTTCCTATTCCTGAGATAAGATTGTTGTGCAATGGGATACCTACCACCATGTCCACCATATGCATTTGTTCTAGCAACCATCATTGCATTTGCTTCACCATCAGTCAGAACAAATACATGAGTCTTTTGCAGACCATGCATTTTCTTAAAAGCTGGGATAATTTTATGAAGTGATACAATTGCCTCATTAAGAGGAGTACCAGAGAGATAAAGTTCACCAGGATAGTTGTAAGCACAATAGCACCTAAAACTAAACACCATTCTGAAAATAGAAAGCATTTGCTTTTCAAGATCCTTCTTACTAACACGACTGGTTAGGAGATTCATCATTCTAAATGAACCATCAATGATAAATTTACCCTCCTCCCAAATGTGTTCTCTTGCTTCATCAGAATCTTTCACATAATTATTTGTAAAAGCATAAACATCAAATGGAATATTGCATTTGTTACAGAACCACACCAGATTAAAAAGTTGCTTAATTGTATCAAGCAAACAATCTGCCATAGAACCAGACCAATCAAGGACAAAAACTAGTCCATGATTTTTACCATCAGCAAGGGTAGTAACTTTCTTGAAGAGATCTTCATTATACTTGTAAGTGTGAAGTTTGGAGCAATCTAGAACACCAGTTCTAGAGGTAGAAGCACGTGCATAAGCATCAGCAGACTTCTTACACTCAAATTCTTTGACCAGATAGTTCACCTCACGTGCAGCAGACTTTCTAAATTTGTTGTATTCAGAATCAGAATATCCATAGATTTTTTCATCAAATTTGTAAAGGTCCTCTGCCCAATCAAATTTTGCTCTAATCTCACTGAAAGGAACAATAATCTTATCAAGTTCAAAATCAGGCAACTCAAAGTATTCAGTAACACTTCCATTCATATTGCCACAGAGGTCTTCAATCTGCTGTTCAAATGTGGAGTCAGTTTGAACTTCTGGTTCTTTATCTTCTTTTACTTCATCTCCAGCATTCTCACCATCATTAGAACCTTCTTCACTAACTTCAGATTGTTGCTGACCACTTTCATCAGTGCTTCCACTTGATTCCTCAGGAGTCTGATTATCAGATGATTGTTCTTGCTTCTCTCCACCCCCTTGACTACCAGACTTTGGTGACATTGGGATAGGTTGAGTTTCAGGTTGCTGGTCACCCTTACAATATGAATACAGTTGTATTGCTGCTTCAACTGCATCATCAAAGGTTTCAGCATCAGCAATCTGATTGATAATTACATTCTCTTTAGCACTAAAAGTAATATCAAGGTGCTTACCAATTTTGAAGAATAGATTGGCACGATCTGCCAAATTCATCTCATCAACATCTTCATCTTCAATGCAGAAGAAGTCTTGCTCTGCTAATTCCTTATAACCAGCACCAAATGATTTAAGAAGACCAGGATATTTACGTTTCATCAGTTTCTCAATGCGAGCATCCTCAGTCACATTGACA